ACGCGACTTTCGCCCACACCCTATGCCAGAATCCCCCGGCACTGTACCTGTACCAGTATTCGCACACCTCCTGCTCTGACAGCCACGCGCGCAGTTCCCTCTTGTTCTGGAATTTCAGTTTGTTGTCAGCGCAAATCTTGCGGACAACCCTCAGTACGTCCTGCTCCCTCACGTCTTCGGTGTCGGCACTGATCTTCGGCTCGTTGCCCACCGTGAAGGCCGTGTGGATGTTCACCACGTCCTGTTCTATCGGAAGGGCTATGCGCGCCACAGGCTCTGTCTCGAACTCTGCCGGATGCAGCACGCCCTTCGCATCGTAGTATTCCTCCTTCACGAGTGTCTTCATGTCCTTGCGGAACTGTTTGTCGTGGATGCGGTGCTGGTCAGTAAACCAGTTGGCGGCAAGCCGTTTCACGTCGGGCATCGGCGTGCGCCTTGCGTTCCTGATGAATTTTATCCTCTCGTCCCATGTGGGAAGCTCGAAAATTTCGTTGATGCTGTTCATATCGTTGTCGTTAAAAATATCCGTTGTAAGATTTTCTGTCCGTGTTGCGGTAGGCGTGCCCGAGGAGTTCCATCCAGCAGACATACCTGATTCCGTCTATCGCATGGTTGTAGTTGTCGCAAGGAACGTTGACGTATTGCCCGGTCTTCGGGTTCTGCTGCCACGTGTAGTTCTTGAACTCCTTCCACACGTTGGCGGACTTCTCCGTGACGTAGATGTGTTTCAGTCCCTGCATGTAGTCAAGGCCGAAGAGGACGGAGTTGCCGCCCTTCCTCACCGGCATCATCGGCAGTCCCGCGTTCTGTATCTCGGCTATCTCCCTCGGCTCTGCGTTGTCCGCCCATATCTTGCGCGTCCTTGCGTCCGGGAGGGACTTCAACGTGTCTATGATGTCGGGCGTGGTCATCTTCGTGCGGTAGCACTCCTCGTCAATGTACAGGCAGTCCTCGTGAAATCCGACAGTCTCGATGGCGGTGGGGTCATTGGAGAACCCGAAGTCCACGGCACGCCACCTCCTCTTCACCCAGAACGGAATTTCCCTTACCAGCGACACCTTCTCGAAAATCAGTCCCTCAAGTGCCGCACGCTCCCCCAGCCCGTAAATCTTCCACTTGCGTGTGTCCACCGTTCCGTTGGCGTAGTTCTCCTCCGTAGGCTCGTAGGAGAGTATCTTGCGCCTCATGTTCTCGGGAATCATGGGATTGTCAAGCATGGTGCTGTGGTCATAGTAGCAGTCGGGGCGCGGACACACGCTGTCGTATATCCAGTGCTCCTCCGCCGTAGGGTTGTAGTCGAGCACCGCAAACCCGGCACACCGCTGCTCCAGCTGGTCGAAGTCGTCCTTGGTCGCCTCCATCGCCTCGTTTATCCAGAAGATGTCGTTGGTAAGGCCGTGGAGCTTCTGCTGGTCGTCAAGACCGACAAACCAAAATGCCCATTCACGAATCTTGATGATGTGGTTGGAGTTGTTGACGTACACCTTGTCCAGCAGTCCCATCTCCGTGAGGATGTTCTTGAAGTCCTCCCATACGGTGGCCAGCAGCCACGTCCCCTTCTTCCTTGTACACACCACCCTCTTGCGGTCGCCCGAGTTTAGAGCAAGGAACACGAACATCTGTATGAGCGAGTACGTCTTCGAGCTGCGCGAACCGCCCTCGAAGACCAGCACGTTGAACCTGCCCGAGTCGTGTGCCTTCATCGCCCGGGCAAATACAGGCGTACATGTGATGCTCAGCTCGCTCATTCCCTCTCCTGCAGTTCAGTGTCCTCCTTCTTGTTGTACACGATGCTTACCTTCACGCTGTCCACGGTCTTGTCCTCAACTGACACGTCCATCCGCTTCATCTGCTGGAGCGTGCCGCGGAACTCCGGGTCATGGTGATACCTCCATGTGGTGATGGCCTGCATGTTGGGCGGAAGCTCCTGCTCGGTGGTCGTGGTGACCACTTCCGTGTATGGCACACCTTCCCTGCTGACGGTGTCCTTCTCCGTCTTCGTCACGGTCTTCGTCTTCCACTTCCCTGCCGCCACCCTGTTGTACACGTCCTTGTACAGCAGGGTGAGACCCACACGCGCCTGGGACAACACCTGCGATATCAGCATCGAGCGCAGACTGTTCTCCTGCTCGTTCCACCCCTCGTAATTGCCGTTCTTCATCTTCGTGAACACCTCGGGCGTGAGTCCGTCCGGCACACAGTCCACGTCTTCAAGCACAACGGACTCCGAGGATTCCGCACTCTCGGTGCGTTCCCTGTTCCGCTGGCAGATGATGCTGCGGACTTCCTGCCCAAGGTTCATGGCTATCTCCTTGTCGTTGTAGTCCCGTCCGGCAAGGTTTCCGATAGCCGTGTAGAAGTCCCTGCCGTCATAGTCGAATTTCTTCTGTGCTCCCATCGCTTTTGCACTTTATGTGCAAAGTTAGGGGTAAAGAGGACGGGGAAACCGCATTTTCGGAAAAAAGCAGTGCCACTTTTTAAAAAGCGAGACTACTTTTTTTTGCGACAGTAGATAAAAGACAGGCTATAACTAAAAAAAATAGAGTCAACCGTCAAATTCAAGTTGAAAAAAATTTGGAGGGTGCTAACTTTTTTGTTACCTTTGCAGTGTCTTTCAGACAAGACCAGTTCTTTCACTTTATGAAACATTCAGAACTTATCAGAAAATTGAAAAAGGGCGGATGCATTTTGAAACGTCACGGAGCCTCACACGACATCTGGCTTAACCCCAAAACCGGGGCGAGGGCGGCTGTCCCGAGGCACGGAAGCAGGGAAATCAAGGAAGCAACGGCAAATGCGATACTTGAGACGCTTCTGGACTGCTGATGTAGGGCTGCCCTGCAAGAGAGGCGGCCTTATTAAATGGACAACCAAATAAAGACTATATGGAAATCACTGCAAAAGTAAAACGTGAACCGGGTGAGAAGAACTTCTCGTGTTTTATGTATGTCGGCAGCGTCAAGGCTGGAGTGCTCGGACAGGGCAGTTCGGCTCGGACGGCCATGGACGACATGCTCCGTGGCTGGAACGAGCTGGAGGCGGACTTGAAAGAGGACGGAATCGATGTGCCGGACTTGGAAATCACATATTCCTTTGACATCGGTGCGCTCTTTGATTACTGCGGCTACATGAACGTATCCGGGGTGTCGAGGGAGATTGGCATCAGTCCCTCGGTCATGAGACAGTACATCATCGGAGTACGGAAACCAAGTGCGGAAAGGAAAGCGGAAATAATGGGGAAAATCAAGTCGTTGGCCAGACAGATGGAAACGATGTCCCTCTACTGAAAGCAATGCCGCACCTGACGTGCGGTTTTAAGTGAAAGAACCCCAGCCGTTCGCGCGTGATGTGCGGGCGGCTTTTTTTATGTATCCATTCCTGCAAACACCCTCTCGGTCTCAATGCGGAATTCACGGTTGTTGGCCATAAGGAATTTCGCCTGTGCGAAGAGTTTGCTCACGAATCCGCAGCCTACATGCAGGACTCTGGCCGTCTCACACCTGACATCGCCACGGCATCCACTGCCGTATGCAAGCGACTCTGGCTTGAACATGTAATATACCAGCAGGACGAATATCCGGGAGTTGTCCCTGCACTCATGACCGGCCACACGCATGAATTCCCTGTAAATTGCCGGGATTTCCTTCGGGTCGTGTCTTATAGGCTTTCTTGCCTTCTCCTCCTCGCTTGCGGCCGCAAGCATCCGGTTTCTCGCCTCCTTAATCCTCCTTATGTCTTCCGTGATTCCCATTGCATGTTGTTTTGGCGCAAATTTACACAAAAGGAACGGAATATGCAAATTTATTCATTTTTTTTCTGCAAAAAAAAGCCGGAGCGTCCATGCCCCGGCCTACACTGAATCTGCGTGTGTCAAACAACGATTCAGAGTGTGGTGCTCAGTATCTCGCGTGCAAAACTGTGCAGCCCATCAATGATGCGGTCGGCCTGTTTCTGTCTTGGCGTAGCGCGGTGGTGCATATAGTTTGACAGCTGCTTCTGATGGATACCCGTCATGCGTTCCATGCCAGAAAGCGAAAGGAATTTACCGTAATACTCTAGAAAACTCGAGACATCGAACTTCCATTCAATTTCAAACTCTCCCTTAATCTGTTTAGGCCACCTGTCTTCTGGAAGGTTGCGCTTAATTCCTTCGATAGCGTTAAGCGTGTCAGCCTTCACTGACTCGACATCCGGCCCGGCAGCATAGATTCCCTCACAATTAGTTGACATCGATCCATAATAGTCGCCAGACTTGCCAATTAACATTACAATTTTTTCCATATTCGTTCTTCTTTATGTGAGGTATGGTATCAAATCCCATACCTCTTGATTAGCTTGCTTGATAAAAACTTGGGTATTTCATGTGCTCCATGATAGGGAATCGGTTCTGACAACTCACCATCCTTCACATAGAAATAGTGACTGCCCTCAGCGTGGTCGTATTTCCATCCAGCCTTGACGAATCTCTTGTGCAGTTCCGTGTATTTCATATCTCTGTTTCGTTGTTTGACAGTACAAAGATAGAAAATTTTCT